AGGTAATAAAGAAATATACATATTCCATATTTCTTTACTTACTTCTTTTGTAATCGATGAACAAGGTTCACGTGTCTTAGAAGATATAAATATATACAATCGTGGTTTTTCTATATATTTTTCACTAGTGTTCTTATTCATATACCGTAATGCTTTTAGAATAATAAATAGATGATTTTTATGAGGAGGTTTGAAAGAACCAGCAAATACAGCTACTTGTTTTGGCATCTTTTTATAATATGATACTATTTTTTTTTTTTTTGGGAGACTGGGTGATACCTCTACCACTGCTTCTTCGAGTTCAGCCCTTTTCACGAATTACGAATTTTTTAATGTTTGTAATTCATATTAAGCTTTTCCACTCTTTGATTTGGTAGCCTCAAATTTTCTATCAGCTGATATTTTCTCCTCTTTTGCTTTTTCTGCCTTTTCTGTCGCCTTTTTTTGCGACTGAATGGCATTCTCCACAATTTGTTCAAATCGCCATTTTTTTTCATCTCCCTCTGCTATTAAGGCTTTTTGAACAAATTTGATTGATTGGGAATTTTCCAATTCCCATCTCTCGACATCTTTGTAGATTCCTACCCACCCCGAGCCTTCTCCATCGGGTAGTTTATTTATTTCTGCTTGCAACTCTCTTTTTTTTTTTTTAATTTTTTCTTGTGTCCCCCAGAGAGTTTTGAGTGAATTCATTAGTGCATTATCAATGTCTGACATCATCTTCAAAAGCAACCGAAAAGTTCTTCGCTCGAGTGAAAATAGTAATATATGTCCTTCACACCTTTCCGTGTCAATTTTTTTTTATATTACATATATCTTTGTTGATCGACCAAATACGGTTGAGATATACCCTCATTATGAACTTTATTTGCCAATCGTCTTTCATAATTTCGTAATTCTTGTAAAGTTCTTTTATCTCTATCGTATGTAGGAGTATTCATACGATTTTCATTAATTTGAGCAACACGATTATTAATTCTTCGAATATATGCGTTCTGGTCTTGAATATATTGGTTTACTCGTTGTTTTTCTGTATTTGTGTTATGGTCCTGTTGTTTGCGTATCATTGTTTCATCAAATACAGCGTAATCTTGTTCTTCATTAGGAAATACTTCTGGATTAGGAGAAATATAAGAATTTTCTGCCATATCGCCTCCTTTTTCTATATTTATATGAGACCCTTCTTTTTCTTCCGGTAAGCTATCTTTTGATACAGATTTTGCAGGAAGTGATATAATTCGTCGTCTAACAACTTTCTTGTATGAAGATTTTTGAAAATAATCGTATATCATCTTACATAATACAAGAATACAGAATACAAGTAAAGAACCAATCACTACATACATAATCTTTTGTAATAACGATTCATTGTTCTTTTTCTCCATAACTACACCTGTTACTACAACACTTCTTTGAATATACGGTTTTTTAGTATTCGTATATTTTGGTTTTTTAGTATTCGTATATTGTGGTTTTTTAGTATTTATATATTGTGGTTTTTTAGTATTTATATATTGTGGTTTTTTAGTATTCGTATATTGTGGTTTTTTAGTATTCGTATATTGTGGTTTTTTAGTATTCGTATATTGTGGTTTTTTAGTATTCGTATATTTTGGTTTTTTAAAATTATTATTTTTTGGTGTAAGAATATTATTTTGTAAAGACCTGTTTTCAAGATATGGGTTTACTAAAGGTTCGCGAAATGATACTTTATTACGTATATTATTCTTTATATTGTTTTTTACATTACTTTTTATATTATTTTTCATATTACTTTTTGTATTATTTTTCATATTACTTTTTATATTATTTTTCATATTACTTTTTGTATTATTTTTTGTATTATTTTTTGTATTATTTTTTGTATTTCTTTTTTTTTCTAAGGTTGCGACATTGATACTATTTTTTAATTGATTCAAAACAGTATTCATAATGGTAGTGGATGTATTATAACTATATATAATGTTAATCTATAAAAAATTATATATGAGTTATATATCTTTAACAATATGTACAATCATAATCGTATTGACAACAACCAACAGCACCTATAGGACAACTTGCTAATGGATCAAGACACTTGTATCCAGAACTACTGGGAACACATCCTGAGGGACAATAACCTCTCAATTGTCTCTTATGTATATATCTATGATATGGATTGTATCTTCTATACCATGATGGATAGTAAGAATGGTGATAAGGATTATATCTTCTTCTTAGAAACCAAAAGTTTTCAGATACAGATGTTCTTGATCCTGCTACAATAAAACAGAATATTAAGAATACACAAATATAGTTATAATACATTTATATGTATATATATAATAATAGTGTATTATAAAATTATACACTACCAGGATTATATTTACCAGGGGCATTTAGTGTATGGATATGGAATTCCATATAGTGTTCTAGTCCTTCAAAATTAATAAGATTTCCCTGTTTATCCAGAAACTCAATAGTAAACCTATCTAATCTTGCTAATGGTGGATTGAAATATTTTACAAATGGAGAACAGCAACCATCTGTATGAATATGAACATTTTTATTTTGTTCTACATTCATAGGAATAACAGCAAATGCCCTGTCTAACGGTGTGGAGTTGCTACGAATATTTTCAAGTTCTCGTATTCGTAAAATAGAAAAACAGTCTGGTTGCAAACAATGTTTGTAAGGGGCTTCGTACTTAGAAGAAGTTTCTACAGTAAATCTATCAATACTTTTTTCTACACCACTATTACTAGAATGAATAATAATATCTTTTTGAGGAAACCCTAACACTTTTCGAATACTTCTTGTATTTTCACAATCCCCAAAATAAATATATAGTGTTTTATTAGGAGTTTCATTCATAAATGTAAATTTTTTTGTACAGTGATTATAACTTATACAAATACTTAATGGATTTATATCTTCATTTATAGCATCATTTATAGAACTTACAAGGCCGTCTGGTGAATAGTCTCCTGATGTTATTCTGATATAGAATATTTCATCATTATCAATAGAAATAGGCAATATATTATTTCTTTCATTTATCAAATAAGCACTATTTGGAATACATGCATTCATAAGACTAACTGAAGTTACATTTTTGTATATATCTTTTAGTTTTACAACATATTGATTTGGTTTTTCATACGATTCCATATTTCTATCTTCACTACAAATAACTTCTGTATCATGTATAGATCCGTGGGTTACATTTGCTTTAGGTGGTTTCATAATATGTTGTTCGTACAAAGGAGATACAATATTCATAGGTCTTTTTCCAAATGCTTCTGGATAAGGACTATTTGTAAAAATATCTTTTTCTTTCACAAACTGTGTTAATACAGGTTGAGGTGGTCTTCTCCCACCTTCTGGTATATACGATGACTGGGAATGACTTTGATTATTGGGAAACATTTTTTGCTCTAACATACCATTACGATATAAAAAATTCATACAATAATATACATACAAATTCACATATGTCTAAAACATACACAAGAATTGAAAAGAATTTCTATTCTACAAAAAATTATGAACTACTTGATAAAATTATTGTTTCATCTGTAGACAACATACAAACTATTACAAAGGATTATAAAAAATTATTATTTTCTTATATGGAAAAGGTATTCAGCACAAAGTCTTTTTCTAATAACTTATCAAGAGATGAGAGAAGTAGAACTCTTACATTACTTAATAAAGAAGTTCTATCGAATATGGCTTCGTATATTAAGAAAAATGGTTCTTCAAATCAAACATCCATAAAACAGAAATCCGTACAAGAACTCCCAAAAATGCAATCTGTAACCAATAAAGAAATAAATATGACAAGAGATAATCGTGGGTTATATACAAATTTTTTTCAATCCAATCCCACATTCCCAACACCTTCAACATATTCAAAATCCAATCTACAACCACAACAACATTCACAACCACAACAACATTCACAACCACAACAACATTCACAACCACAACAACATTCACAACCACAACCGAAACATTATGGGACACTGCAACCAAATGAAAATATAGAAAACTTTCCAAAACAAGAACAAAAAAAATACCCAGATACTAATACAATGTTTAAGGAACTGGAACAGCGTCGGTCTACAAATCTTTCTAATAAACCAAAAAATATAGATTTTTCTTTACCAGAAAATACATCGGGTTCTTCTACAAATACATCAGTTGACCAGCTTCTACAAGAAAGAAAAAAAATTGAAAATATATACAAAAATACTTATACACCTCCGGATTTGACAGATTCTAATAAAGAAGAACCAAATTATAATTCTTTTACAGAAGGAGTTTCTAACGTAGAGCATATTTCAGAACAATCTGAACCACCAACAACTATCCAAGTGTATAAAAATAGAATAATCGATACTATAGGTGAAAAAGAAAATAGTCCAAATAATTATGGAGAACATAATGCGGGACAAAGTGTAGGACAAAGTGTAGGACAAAGTGTGGAACAAAGTGTAGGACAAAGTGTAGGACAAAGTGTGGAACAAAGTTTGGAACAAAGTGTGGAACAAAGTTTGGAACAAAGTGTAGAAAAAAGCGTAGAAAGAAATATCACTAACTATATTCGATCTTTACAACATCCACAAAATCAAAACCATCCGCAAAACTATCCGCAAAACCATCCGCAAAACCATCCGCAAAACCAACAACAATATATGTCTCAAGTAGAACCAAGAGAAGAAAAAATAACGTATATATCTATATCATCCTTATATAGAAAAAACAGAAATCAATCTTCTACAAATAGTGTATTTTCTTGGAAAAAAGAAGAAAAGGATATACAATTTCATAATACAATATTATATACAAATACAGTAAAAAATAACACTATATGTTCTATTACACCTATTGATACTATTCTTTCTGTGGAATGTTTAGATGTAATTGTTCCAAAAATAGATACTTTTCAAAAAGAACCTTTTATATGGTTGTGTATCAAGGAATGGAGTTCTACAAACTTAGGGACATCTACAGGAATAAATACAGGAATAAATATTCCAAAACATGCATTTACAAGATTAAAAGAAGTATATAATAGTGGTTGTTCTCCATATATTTCACTAAAATCTCATATTTTTGATAGAAAAAAACCAACTCAATTACAAAATTCCTTATCATTAGAATTACGAACATTGAATGATACATCTATTTCTTGTTCTGACACAATTGAAATTGAAAAAATACTAAGTCCTACATCTTTTAAAATATCTACTTTGAAAAACAATATGGAAAATAGTGATATATTGTACGTATATTCCTATTACCCTACAAACCCTATTCCTTTTTATCCAGAAATATACATGTATGATATAAAAATACATCAGAAAAATACACTATCTTTCCGTCTATGTATCCATACAAATACAGAAGATATACATAATAAAGTATGTACTTTTTCTAAAGATGATATTTCTATACCTATTGAAACATATATTTCTACAAACGACTTATTTTTTATAGAATATAAGAAGAGAAACAAAACAATTTCTTCTTCTTATACAATCCAAAAAATACAAAATGGTATTATTACTATACAATTTCCCCAAACAACTAAGTATACTCCAACCAATATTACCAAAATAGGATTTTATTCTATGTCTAATGAAGGATATACTATAGATACAGTAAAAGTTCAAGATATACAAGATAATATTATTACTATAGATAAAGAGCAATCTTGGAAAGATTGGAACACCTATTTTGTATTATCTAAGAAACAACAGATTCATTATTATTTTCGAGTTCATCATCTTTAGTAATTTCGAGTTCATCATCTTTAGTAATTTCGAGTTCATCATCTTTAGTAATTTTTGTAGAAAAAACATGAATATCTTGTATTTTTTTTTCTAGTGACTGAATATTTTTTTCAAGATTATCGTATAATTCTTTTTGTATAGTATAATTTTCTAATAAAGTATTATATTTTTTTTCTAATATTTTTTTTTGTTTTTCAATGTCTTTACATAATATTTCTTGAGACCAAATAGATAATTGAACATTCGTCCATACTTGTTCTTCATCAAAAAAAGAAAATATAGAATTTGTATTTGTATTATCTAATTTTGATTCATGATATGTGAAATCTTTTTGGGAAAAAAAAGATACAGCGTCTTTATACATTTTTTTATATAAGGCAAAAAGTCTTGTATGATTCTTTTCTTCTATAGTATGTAATTCTTCTATAATATTATTTGTGCTTGTAATATATTTCTTAATTCTTTTTTTTACATAATTTGTAGTATCTGTATAAATAGTATCAAGTTCTTGTATTTTTGTATTCTTTTTTTCTTGTATTTCTTCAAAATGTTTTATTTCATTAGTCATACACAATTTTTCTTGAATAGATTTATCAAGAACTTCTTGTAATTCTTGTTTCCATTTATCAAGATGAGGATTTGAGATTATGGAATTTGATGTTGTAGGATTTGACATTATATATGTATATATATATACAAAACACCTATATTATACTAAGTATCAATCTTTTTTTATATTTTTTTGGATTTTGCCAGTTTGTATATTATATGTACCAACAATTGTTTTTATATTATTTTTCATATCATTATAGTCATATACTACTTGTAAAGAAGTATCTACAGCAAATTTTACTTTTTGTAATTGTATATCTTTTATAGGTGTATCAATAATTGTATACCATTCTTTATTTTTCTTATACACAAGAATATTCTTTTTTGTTAAACCTGCAACAACCATTTTTGTAACAACTTCTTTTTCTTTTTTTAAATTATAAATAATATCATCTTCTATTTGTGGTAAGTATGCTAGTTCATTTGCTTTTTTCCCTTTTACAAAAGTATAACACTTTTTATCACATTGATTTAACATACAATCAACAGCAGATTCTTTAATTGCTTGTAAGAATGTATTATTTAATACTAATTTTTCTTGTGATATTCTATAAATATATTCATCCGTTGTTTCTTTTTCATTATATTCTTCTTTTTGTGATTCTGAAAATACAGAAGTATATATAATAGTTTGAACTTTTCTTTCTTTTTCAGGTAAATCAATATGTGATTTTTTACGAACTGCCCTTCCAATAATTTGTTCTGTTCGAACATGATGCCAAAAGACATCCATAATAAGAACTTTTTGTATATTTTTTAAATCTAAACCTTCTGCTCCAGCAGAAGATAATAATAATATACGAATATCTTTTCCATACATATTATTTTTATGTGTAATTTTTGATAAAATACTTTTTTTTGTTTTTTTATCTTCTACACCGGAATAAAAAGCAAATCTTTTATAGTCATATTTGGAATTTGGATCCGAAAAATGAGAGTATCCGTTCTGCATCAAAACTCTACCAAATATTTCTAAACCTTCTACATTACGAAATGAAGAATATACTAATACAATTCCTTTATCTTTTTTTTCAATTTCATCTAATATCATTTTCATTTTTGGAGAATAGGTAGGTAGATTTTTTTTTTCTAAAAAATTATTAGGATGACTACTTAGTTCTTCTAAAGATTCTTGTATTTCTTTTTGCAAAGTTTTGTAATTTTTTTCTAGTGTATTTTCTATTTCTTCTATATTATTCATATTATTTTTATCTATCTCTTTCTTTTTTTGTTCTGTAAGTTCTGTAATAAATTGCATTTTTTTAAAAGGTCTTTCTATTTCATTTGGATACACAAAATTACAAAATTCTCTTGAAAAAACACGTGCTGTGGTGGATACAGATGTGACTCCTAATTTTCTTTTTTGCGCAGCTCTTCTTTCAATAGGTCTTTCAAAATCTCTTGCTTGCTTGTACATAGAAAATTGGTGATTACTCATTTCTACATTTTGTAGAATAGTAGGTAATTGTACTGGAAATTCTTTTTTTGCTTCTTTGGTTGCTTCAAAATAGGATATTAATCCTATAATTCTTCTCTGAAACATATCTTTGTTATGAATAGAATTATCTTGTATAAACAATTCTTCAAAGTCTTCTTGTTTTTCAGGAAACAATGGAAATTGATATACTTTTTTGTATTCTATGTTCATAAAATGTGTATTTGCTATTTCTTGTATAAAATAAATAGTATGTTCAAATTCCATATCCCAACTATGAACTTTTGGAATAATAGATAATGTTTTGTTCAATCGTTCAAATTGAACCCATCCGATTCTTGAATCTTCTAATATTTTTTTTTGAAAACTATCAATCGTTTCTTCACGAAAGTTTTTTACATCAAATAATAATAATTCTAATTGCCCTCGTAGTATATTACAAAGAATTCCAATTTCAAATGGTGTATTTACAAGAGGTGTTCCTGTTAAAAAAACAATTTTGCTATTTTTTGCTTCCAATAACATCCTGTATAATACTTCACCATGTGAATTTGGTTTTTTAAGACCATTTACCATCATAGTTGCTAAATTATGTGCTTCATCCACAATAATAACTTTATTATGTAAGTTTCCTATTTTTTCAATTTGTTTTATGATATATGCATTTTTAAAGGTTAAAATAGTATATTTATCTTTTATAATTTTGTTATTTTTCTTGTATTCTGGATCGCCACAATATTGTAATCCTTGTGATATAAAATTATCACGAATACCTTTATACGGTACAAGAACTACAACATCCCTAGTATCTTTTAGATTTTCACTAACTGCGATAGAAGCACATGTTTTTCCAGAACCTAAACCGTGATATAACAATAGTCCTCTGTATGGACTTTCGTGTCCTAAATAATCTCGTATAAATTTTTGTCTAGGCATTAGTGTAAATTCTGATTTATAAGAATGTAGAGATGTTGTAGGATTACAACTACTGTATTGTATAAAGGTTCTAGATACCCATTCTGGAAAATCTTTATGATTTTGAAACATCCAAAAAAAAGGTCTTTGTTCAGACTGCTTTAAGATTTTTTGTATATGTTCTTCTTCATATACAATTGGTTCTTCTCCATAGGATTCTTTAATAAAATCTTCTGTATATGTAAGTTCAACTTTGTTTTTTGTACTATCTATAACCAACGCTTCTACAAAACCATGACTTGGCGTAGGAACATATACAACTTCTCCTTTTCGAAAAGTCTTTTGTGTTATTGGTTTATTTTGTATAACTTTTCGAACTACCTTTTTAGATTTCTCAGAATCCATACTATAACTATATATACTGTATATATACTATATATACACTATATATACACTGATATACATTTTATATATTATTTTTTTTTTTTGTAATATTATATAAAATATATTTTTTATGAAAAAAGTGTAATTGTTATTAGATATAAGAAATTTATATTTATTTTTTTGTAATATTTTATTTTTTATTTTTTTAAATGAAGATAACTCTGGAAGAGGGGTGTGGGTGTCTTTGCGATTTGTTTTGTTGTTTTACTGTTCCTAATTCCTCTTTTAGTCTTTTTTCTTCATTGTTTATTTATTATTTATATTTTCTAGCATTGCTTTATATCTTAATATACCGTATTCTGTTTCCCGTTCAATAGTTCTTTCAGGTTCTGATTGTATTCTCTTTATTTCATCGTTTCTTCTTGTTTTCATATCTTCCTTTTGTTGTTCATGTAATCTATTTTTTCTTTCTCTGTTATTTGTCTTTTTTTTTATGTCATCCTTGTATAAATTTAGAAGTTCTATACTTTTAAACCATTTATCATGAGAGAATGGGGTAGTTACAATTGATGGGTAGAGATTAAAATATGTAAATAAATCATAATAATCAAGTTTATTAATAAAATTCTTTTTTACATTTTCGTAGATTCCATTTATTTTTATATTATTATTATTATTATTATTATTATTATTATTTTCATTTATATTTAATTTTTCTAGTAACTCATTTAATATTTTTTTAGTATCATTATTATTAAATTTTTTATAAAATTTTTTATTATCTTGATTATAGTTTTTTATTTTTTTATTTTCTACTATTTTTTTTATTGATTCTTTCCATCTCTTAAGTATTCTTTTAAGTATAAAAATTTTTAATTTCAAATCAGTAGAATCATTTACAACTGTTTTATTTTTTACAGGCGAAGTTTCCTGAATTAAATTCATATATTCTTTAGTTAATTTTTTAAGTGAGTCACTTGCGAACCATTCATCATGGAATTTATCCATTTTTTTATCTAAATTATTATTTATATTGTAATTTTCCCATTTGCCGAGATCTAAATATGAAATCAAATCAAAATAATAAAGATTATTAATAATTTTATTTTTTAAAATTTCGTAGGTCTTATCTATATTTATATTACTATTATTTTCATTTTTATTTAATTTTTCTAGTAACTCATTTAATATTTTTTTAGTATCATCATTATTAAATACTTTATAAAATTCTTTATTGTCTTCTTCTTGATTATATTTTTTTATTTTGTTAGTTTCTACTATATTTTTTATTGATTTTTTCCATTTCTCAACTATCTTTTTAATTACAAACATCTTTAATTCCGAATCAGTAGGAGTCTCTTCATTATCTCCATCCGGTATCCAATTATTTTCTTCATTTGATGAGAAATTATCAGAACTGAAAGGAGTATTGAAGTTTGATAAATATTCATTATCACTTTCACCATTTCCACCACCTCTTACCTTTTTACCTCTTTTCACTCTTTTTACAACTTTTTTCACAGATTTCTTTTTGGTAGAATATTTTTTTTTATTCTTTGAAAAAGGCATTTTGCTTAAACCAGCAAGCCCGGATAAACCTAAAGCAGAAATAGCAGCATTAATACCTTCTGGAGCAAGTAAGCTTAATACATCTCCTCCTTTTTGTTGTTGCTCTTGTTGTTCTTGTTGTTGTTGTCCTTGTTGTTCTTGTTGTTGTTGTCCTTGTTGTTCTTGTGGTATTCTATAACCACGTTGTCTGAATAGTGTAGGTTGTCCATTAGGGAGGTCCCCATTATTAGAGTCCAATACTTGGGCATTTAATTGTGCACTAAGGGCATTTAATTGTGCATCATTTAAAGTCTGATTCATAGAACTAGTATCTTTATTCGAACCACCTCTTACCTTTTTACCTCTTTTCACTCTTTTTACAACTTTTTTTACAGATTTCTTTTTGGTAGAGGGATTTCTACGAACAACCTTTTTGACAGATTTCTTTTTTACAGATTTCTTTTTTACAGATTTCTTTTTGGTTGAGGGTTTTCTACGAACAACCTTTTTGACAGATTTCTTTTTAGGATTTTTGATAATTTTACCAGTCTTATAATCAATAACAATCGATTTTCCTTTCCTACTATTTTTTCTACGAACAACCTTTTTGACAGATTTCTTTTTGACAGATTTCTTTTTGGTAGAGGGTTTTCTACGAACAACCTTTTTGACAGATTTCTTTTTGACAGATTTCTTTTTGGTAGAGGGTTTTCTACGAACAACCTTTTTTACAGATTTCTTCTTGACTACCTTCTTTTTAACAGATTTCTTTTTGGTAGAGGGTTTTCTACGAACAACACTAGACAATCCTGCTAAACTTGCAGTAGCAAGAGTAGGATTTAGTCCTGAAGGCATAAGTAAAGAAGAAAGCCCAAGACCTCCTCCTTTCTTATACATTTTTCTACAATTATAATTTGAAGGCATAGGATAAAAGTATTATATAGTATATATATAAAATTTAATTAAATTTTACTGTAATAGTTACATTATGACGATTTATTTTCTTTGTTGCAGTAATTTCTAAATGATTATCAGGAATAATAATACTTTCTACCTTGTTTTTAACAATCTTTTCCTTAGTGTCTTCTACTATTTTTTTTGAAGATTTTTTCGTATTCTTTTTTGAATATTCTTTCGTATTCTTTTTTGAAGATTTTTTCGTATTCTTTTTTGAATATTCTTTCGTATTCTTTTTTGAAGATTTTTTCGTATTCTTTTTTGAAAAAAAGTTCATTTCGTATTCTATTTCTTTGTAATACGATTCAATATAAGTTAAAATATTACTTGTAATTGCCCAACGAAAAAAGTTAAGTTGTCCTACAGTAGTTCGTATAAAATTATCTTTGTCTATATACAATAAAATTCTATCTCTTCTACAAAATGGGTCAAATTGTTTTTTGGAATATGCTTTTAATTGCGACTTGTAACTATGGTATACCATAAATTTTTCATTACCAATATCATAAATAACTTCATTTTCTTTTGCGTAATTTGTTACAAAATAGTCTATAATCCGTAAAGATAATGTAGATTTTCCCTGTATAACAGATTGTAAAGTTTGTAAGTTTTTATCTTTTTCATAATATTGTATTATCTTATTCATTAATACATGATCACGTGTCTGTAAATCTGTAAATGTTTTACATTTCTTTGATAATTCACTTTTTGGTTCTTTTACATAAGACAAACAAGACATTTCTTTTATGTAAAAAAACATTTACTTCTTTAAGTATCTACTATATCTATTATGTGTACCATATCTATCATACCCATTATGTGAATCATGTCTATTATATCCATTATATCTATTATATTTTTGAATATTATGATTAATGAACCATTTTTTTGCGTATTCCTCTTGTTCTTCTTCATAGGAATATTTATTTTTCTTATAACGAATATATGATAATGTTCTACAAATAAATGTTTTTTGGATATAGGTATATATAAAATTACTTCTCTTTATAGATTGGAGAAAAGTATTAGGTACATTGCTATGCTGTATTATTATATCTTTATAGTACATTGTCAATTCGTCCCAATTATGTAATATTTGTAACATAGAATCTTGTAAAGATGTAGGTATTCCTTTGTATCCTGTTGCAACAATATATTTTTCAGAGTTAGCTGGCCTACTTGTTAGTGGTTTAGTAATATACACATGATCATATACCAAACGAAGTATGTATAAAAGTTGGATAGAAAAAGTTGTATGCAAATCAAACATTTTACAAATAAAGCTTCCCCCCTTTTCTTGAATAAGAAATGCTGTAGTAATTTCTGCAAATATAATTTTACGAGAGCTTATTTCTTGATTATTAAAATCGCAACTGTAATCAAATCCACCATCTGCTGTAACCAACCAACATTTTTTACATAATGATGCATATTCTTTAATATGTGAAATATTGTATAAGTTTCCAGTTTTTAGCGAAACAAAAGGATTTTTGTATAAAAAATGACTTTTTCTTCTAAATATCTGATTCCACCCAGGAATATTTTTATTTTTAGAATATAATGTTAAACCATAAAATTGGTCATATATATTTTCAAATGTTCGTTGTTTATACAAAGCTTCTATAAATCCACCAGGTCCTTCAGCAATATTCGCTACATTTCCTGAATTTTTTTTGTATTTTTCTGGAATAACATCTATAGATGTATATATTTCTGTACACTTGAAAAATGCTCTACTTAGAGGTGAAATGTTTTTAGACATATTTTCACCGTGTAATGAGTTTGTCCCATATAAGGGAACAAGTTCATATGGATTTGTAGTTCGTTTTGCTTTATCCCAATATTTTTGGTATTCTTTTTTGTCTATTTCTGATTTTAGAGAACACATTTTTTTATTCATTAAAGGGAACTCATATGAAACCTTATCTAATGGTATAATATGTAAAGTTAATGGTATTATCCCAATACACTCTGGTAATTCTTGAATTAATCTTGGTAAATCCTTAGTAATTTTTGAAGACATTTTCCCATTAATAGTATGTATTATTATATTTTTCTTATATAAGAATATATACAAAAGGTATGAAAAATATTGTATGTATTCTTATAGTTTGTATTCTATGTATTGTAGTATTATATATTACTAATCCTGTTATCGAAAATATGGAAGATATAAGTGATGGTAATATACATTATAATGATATACCATTTGTAGATATTAATAAAGAGTCTTCAGATAATATAAATATAACCGAACTTTCAAAATATGACCCGTATAATAAACAATATTATGAAAATTATAATACAATAGAATTTGAAGGCGAAACATATATAGTAGATAAGACTAGTAATTCTTCTATAAAATTAAAAAATGGAAAAGAAGCAAAAGTCGGTGATTGTCTTCATGGTGAAAAAATATTATATAATTGGGATAATACAGGAAAATATAGTTATAAATGTGTAGATGCTTGCACTAACAAAAATGAAGATATGTATTATTATAGATATAATGAAAATAAAAAAGGACTAAAATTACCAAATAAACTAAAATGTTGTGATAATTTCGAAGAAAAAAAAATAGATGGTAAATATATTTGTGTACCCAGCGACCCTTCTCAATCAACTGTAAGTGATTATATAGATGGTTTTCAAAAAGTAGGAGGTATAAGTACACGTATACCTCCACTTACATCTCCACTTACATCTACATCTCCACTTACATCTACATCTCCACCTCCACCTACACCTCCACTTACATCTACACCTACACTTACAACTACACCTACACTTATACCTACACCTACACTTACAACTACACCCACACCTACACCTACACCCACACCCACACCCACACCTACACCCACACCTCCACTTACAACTACACCTACACCTCCACTTACATCTACAAATACAGAAAAACAAAAAGCAATTATTATGTTTCGTCACGGGCAAAAAGGAACCGATAAGGATTATATATATGGAGATATATGTTCTGAGTTAGCCACAACAAATAATTTAGATTATTTAAAAAATAATACATATTATAGTGACGCAAATAAATATTTAGGTGAAATAAAATTTACAAGTGAATCTGAGTTTGTAAATGAAAAAAAGATATATTATGCAAATATATCTTTAACAGGATATTCACAAGGAATAGCATATTCTAACAATATACCAAAGATAATAGAAGACAATAATCTTGCGAAAATAAAAAAAGTATATATATTTAACCCAACAGATAATGCTAATTCTTATTTGGTAGCATATCCTTTATTACAAAAATTAGTAGATAATGATAGTAATATTGAAATTACTAGTTTTATAAAAGATGACAATTCTTATAAAGATATAAAAAATTCAATTAAAAATAGTACAGGATCTATTTTAGTAGTTAGTGAAAATGATAGCTTGGAACGTATTTCAGAAATGTTATATGGAGAAAAAACACTTAAAAGAGGTAGAGATATTTATGTATATAGATATAATGGAATTACAGAAGATAATGAACTAGATTTTGCCTCTCCAGAACAATATGTGCAAAATAGTGAAGAAAGTTATATAGACTGTGCACCACAAGGTTGTATAGAAATATCTTGTAAAATTAACGGTTATCAAGAAAATGAATGTTCTTATAAAAATTGGAATAATTGGTCCGAATGCCCGGATAATACTAAAACTATAATATATTAAGAATAATAATAAAAATACAATTTATATTTATTTATTTGCTTTTTTTTGTAATTTTAACATTTTTTTGTATACAGCATCCGTTGGATGTTTTGTTTTTTTGAAAATAAGACCACTAGAAAAGAAACTAAATGTCTTTTCATCTTTACTCATACCTTCTATATCGTCCAGTAATCTTGTATTTATATTCTTTTCTTGAACAACTTTATCCCATAAGTCTGAAAATGGAATAGTTTCTTCTAACTCTAATCCATATTCAAGTGCTATTTTTTCAAGATATGTATAACTTACAAGATATTCTTTATGAGATAATCCAATAGATTTTACAAATACATCAATAGTCATACTCCAATTTGGTTTTCCATTCATAAACTTACGTCTATCATACATTTTTGTTATTTTCCAAATAGTTTCTTTATTTTGTTTTCCTTCAATCATCTTTTTTCGTTTTAACGAATCATATATTTTCATTCCATCAAATGTAGAACATACAAACTTTCCTCCGATACGTAAATTATCAGAAACATTTTGTAAATATGTTCTAAGAGATAGTTCATCTTTAAAAAAGTAATGAATCACAAATTGAGAACTTACAATATCAAATTGGTATTTTTCTACTAATGTAGTTTTCATTTTTTCTTTCCAATCTATATTGTCTTTTTTCTCTTCTGTTTCACATGCTGAATCTTGATTTGGAAATATTGGTTTCGATAAATCACCACATAAGAATACAATACTCGGATCAATATTCTTTGCTCTTTTACCTGCTTCTTGAACACATAATGGGTCCAAATCAACTCCAACCATTTTTGTAAATCCAATTTCTTTCCATCGATTAATATCACCACCTCTACAAGAACCAAAATCTAGAATATGTCCTTTTCCTCTTTCCGAATCCTCTGGATCTAATTGAACTTTTTGCAATAACGTTTTTTTAACATATGCTGTATGGAAATTTTGATATCCTAAACGATTCTTTTTTGTATTTTGTGAAGTAGTATATGTAGTATTATCTGACACAGAAGTTTGTAAGGAAGTTTGTAAAGGAACTGATTTTTTTTGTATTATTGGAATAATACCAGATGTAATCATTTCTTCTGTGATTGGTTGTGTAATACTTTTCCAAATATTTTCAGCAACTTTTTCGTAGTTTCCAAAATAATCATTATGTTTCTTGTATCTTTCTGTTTTTTCTGGTCTATTTCGAATAGGAACCCAAGGAAAACGCTCACCTTCTTTGTAAGAAAATTCAACAATAGTATTATCTTCTATTTTTTCTACCTTTTTACTTAAAGGGTCATTTGTAAATATATCTTCATTATCATTTACAGGAACTTCTATCTTTTTAAAAATCTTTTTAATTGTTTTATTGGATACTTTTCCTGTACGTTTATTATAAGAGTCGTTCGAACTTGTTGTATATATTGTTATATATGTATATTGTTTAACAACACCAGATTCGTCTGTATAGGGTAATAATATATACTGGTTATTTTCATTTTTTCCAAATTCTACTAGAAAATCAATAGAATTTAGGGAAGGTGGTTTCCATTTAAATAAATGTTTCCATGACCCAGGTCTTGTTGGATAGGGGTCTACAGCAGGTATAAAAATTAGACCATCTACATGATATGGTAACAAGTTTCTTTTGTCCCATAACATTTTAGATTTTTCAAATATTTCTTGTTGATTTCCAAATAAATATGGTTTTTCATAAATTGAAATAGTGAATTCTTTTGTAGAAACGTCATCTATAAACTCTTTTATATAAGATAATCTTGAGGTTGTTTTTGAAAAACTTTCAAATGGTTTGTTTCTAATATCAAGATTTTTTGCATATAGAATATCATATACGCAAAACATATTTTTATGCTCGATATATTCTCCTTCTAGTAATGAATTATCCCATTCCTCCATATAAATATTCATAGATTGTATAGTACCATTTGAATCAATAAGAAACATATTTCCATATTTTTTATCAATTGTTCCCTTTGGTAATATATATAAAAGCATATTTACACCATCCGCCTTCACAGTAACACCGTAGTTCTGTAATATATTTATTGTACCAGCCTTCTTATTGATATTTTCAATATGAAGAGTTACAGGTTTTGCTGTGATAAAGTCGTAGTGTGTAAAATGGTTCTTTGTATTCTTTGTATTTTTTTTTGTTTGGATAAATGACTTGTATGTGTAAGTAATCTTTTTTTTTATAGAAACAGGAAGAAGATACGGTGTCTTATAATAAAAACACATTAATTGTGATATATATTGTATAAAAGGAGTAAATACATCAATATCTGTATTTTCACCAATATATTCTACTTCAATTTCATAACAGGGTGTATTTTTTATAGTATTAGATGAAGCTAATGTATTACCTTTACCATATTTTACAGCTGTCATATCGATACGAAACAAGTTATCATCTGTAAAAAAAGAAGTTCTATTTTGGAACCTAAAATCTTTTGAAAAAGAGGAATCATCCAGGAGTGCGAATTTCTTATTATCCATTTCTGTCTCCTTGCTAATACATACACGAATCGGGTAATTAGACAAGTTTAAGTAATCCTCTCTTTTCTTCTCAATCCTATATACTTTATCAGGAAAGCTTTTTTGTGTTTTTTGAATATCATTATACAACAAGTATGTTTTTATAGCATCTATTCCAACAATTGTTTCACGAATATTCTTATTCTTTTCACTTGTTGTATGTAATTGTGTGCTAGTTTCGTTTCGTAACCCTAGACCACCATTTTCTATAGAAAATTGTAGTCTTTTTATAATATCAAAAAAAATACTGGAACTAATATACTCATATTGATCTGATATAGAAGGAAATAACCTTGCTTCTACTTCATATTCTTTTTTACTCATTCCTTTGACTAAAAAAGATGTAATTCGTTTTTTTTCAGCATCAAGAATATCAAACATTGTAAGTATTTTTGTATTATATATAATATACAAAATACTTTAAGTATTAATCATTTTTTAATATACCATATGGAGAAAATTTACCTGTATAGTTTTGATGTAATATTATACAAAGTGTATTATTTCTTGGGATACGTGCAGGAATAGTGTATAAAAAGTTCCCATCTTCGTCAGAACGAACAATAATACACTCACAATTGTTATACGAGAATAACATTTTACATAATTGGGAAAAGTATATATTATTATAAGGGTCTGTTATAAGTTCCTTATCGTACATAATTTTTTGTATACATTTTTGGTATTTTTTATTTGTTGTAAAAGAAGAACACATTGTTTTACAGTATTCTTTCATCATATAAGATGCTTTTTTAGGTAAATGAATACTGTCTATATATGTTTTATGAACAAGACACAAGAAAGATTGTAAAAAAGTGTTATTTCCTTGTAAATAACAATATGGTTCTGGAACTAATATACTTGTTTTACAAATTATATTACTACAATTTCCATTTGGTTGAGTATAGGATATACTATGATCTATACAGTTATCCTCAATAATTGTATTGGAATAGGGTGAAATAATTCTACATGGTGAATGTAATAAGTTTTTTCCATAAGAAGACAAACGAGAATATTTTAAGGAGCTTATAACAGGAAACATAGTATCAATAAATTTTTTTTCTATACCTTATAACGTAGTATCTTTTAAGTAAAAATTGTGAAAACTAATAATTATTATTAATAAGCTTCTTTTCGTTATCTATATAGAAATCTATCCTATTCTGAATTTCATCCAATATACTTGTATCAAGAGTATTGATATTTATAAATATACCATTACTATTATGTGTATACTTACTCGAATCGACTGTGTTATAAAGATAATAATATAATTCTAATTGAAACTCCTTTGACATATTTTCTATTTTTTTTACAAATTTTTTCTTATATTCATTTGTATATTTTGTATCACTTATATTCATAATTTTAATAAAACACTATTTTTTTCTTTAAGTATATCTACTCTTTTACAGAATTTATATCGGATTCAGCACCGGATTCAGCATCGGATACAGCACCAGATTCAGCATCGGATTCAGCACCAGATTCAGCACCAGATTCAGCACCAGATTCAGCACCGGATTCAGCACCAGATTCAGCACCAGATTCAGCACCAGATTCAGCACCAGATTCAGAACCAGATTCAGAACCGGATTCAGAACCAGATTCAGAACCAGAACTGTCACTACTAATATCTTCAGAGTCGTTATCGGTTGTATTTCTCTTCATATCACCTATATTAATTTTTTCACCATTACTTGGATTTTTTTTTATATTTTCAAGTATCATTTTCTTTTCTTTTTCAGACGCAATTTTAGCAATAATTTGTATTACAGGACTACCTAGTTTATACTGTATATTTATATTTATTACATCAATAACATCTCCTATTTTATATATAGGTTTATTTTCATCATAAGGAACAAGTATATCAAAGGGTCCAGAAATTGATCGGACACCAAAGTTGTTTATACTTGTAATTTTACAATTCATTAATCCTTTTATTGTAGGGTGAATAATTGTCGCATCAAAAAAAACATTTGTTCTTACATTACCAGTTGTATTATTGACACTTGTGTAAATATTTCCAATTGAAACATTGGAAATAGAGTCTTTTTTTATAAACCCTTCTTTGTTGTATTTTCCCTCAAACGTATCTACAATATATTTTGAAACATTTTCTGTATAGTTTTTATGCAAGAATGAAGCTGGAATGTGTATTTCTTTCTCTATATGTATCGGACTTTCTATATTTTTAAAAGAATCCATTTTTACTGTATATATTATACAGACAGTATATATGTATTATATATGATTTTACTATATCTTTATATATAAAATCAATTTTTCTATACCGTATCCCCAAAAGAGTAATCTATTATCCATATTTTTTTGCTATATGTATCAAGTATTCTAAGTAGAAATTCTATTTGTATGCATATAGATCTTTTTGAACTTTTTGTATTTTCTTCTATTTTAAAATTGGGTATAGAAAGTTTGTGAATTTCATTTTCAAGGTACTTTTTAATATCTATAAGTATTTTTATGGAACCAAAACTTGAACATACTTTACCACGCAACTCATTACGTTTAGAGGAAGTATTTTTGTTTTTTATAGTTGTAAAGTCAAATATTTTAAGATACTTTTGCTTATTTTTATCTTTTGTATCCAAATGTCCTATATATAAGGGAGATAAAGACTGTTCTCTAAGTAAATTAATATACTCTCTTCGTGTAATATTTTCAGAGGATGAAAATACTTTTTGTGATGGTATTTTTTTCCATAATTTTGTATATTGTATAGATTTTAACATATTTCTAGAAATAGTTTCATCATTCGGATTACAAGATTTCCATTTTATAGTTCCTTTCCTCTTATCTGCTTGGAAACATAAATTTGTAGTAATTAAGGTTGTATTATTATAGATATTTCCTTTTTTTGTAAAAAAATCTACAAATTCTTTATCCAATTCTTTGCTACTATACAATATTTTTTTACAAAATGAAATAGTCTCTTTTTCCGATAATATAGAAAACACAGTTTCTAAAAGTTGATTCCTGTAACCTGTATGATTTGTATATGTTTCTATATATTGTTTTATACTATTATACCTGTTATGTACAATTTCATATATATTTTTCTTGTTTTTTTTATTTTCTTCTTTCTCTATTTCTAGAACTTTTTCAAAAATAAAAGGAACTTCTTTTGGTTTTGAGGATATTGGTATTTTTTTATATAATAAAGGAGACTTTTCATCAAACAGTTCATTTGGTTGAAATATATATAACTGATCTTTTTCTATAATGTACCCTTCTCTTTTATATTGGTCCTGAATACTATATTCAGAGTCCTTGTTCATAACACTTTCAAGTCCAAGATAAATGTATATAGGTTCCATGTCTTTATGTTTCTCTTGTATAATAGAAAATATCTCACTAATATGATATACAGGATTTTTATGAAATAATTTCTTTAATATGTTTTGGACTTTTAATATATCTATATTTACAAAATCTTCTGTATATGTACTTTTATTTATTTTTACATCACCTGTAGGTTCCCATGCACATTTATAAGAACACGATTTCATATAACCACATTCTCTGCTAAATGGTGTATCTCCTGTTGTAAAAAGTATTTTTTTCCCAATAGAATTTTCTTGTTCTATATTTCTTCGAACATTTCGTATATTGTTATATTTTTGAAATAAACAATCCACAGCAGATTCTTTTAATACATATTCTATTTTTTTTATTTTCTTATCTTTATTCTCTGATAATCTGTAAAGGTACTCGTCATATGTTTCTATGTATCTATCTTTTCCTTTTAGAGATATAGGATTTGTTATACAATATGTATATATATCTACATTTCTTTCACTTGGTAATAAATCTTTATGAGATCCGTTACGAACAGCTCTCCCTTCAATTTGGTCGTTCTTTGCTTTATTATACCACCCATCCATAATATGGACTTGACGAATTCTCTTAAAATCTACACCTTCCGCTGAAACTTCGGAACCAAGTAATACTTTTACAAGTTTTCCATACTTATTATCTTCTCTATTTACATGACCTGTAATTTTTGCTACATCGGAAGATGTGAACTCTTGACTTCCTGTTAAAAGCATATATTTTGCCGGAGACCATTCATGATCTCTAGAATCATGTTTCTCTTTAAAACATTTATAACATATTGGTTTTTTCTTTGTATCCGAATAAAATAAAGAATATTCTCCCCCTGTTATATTTGCAGGTGTAAACCCATTTTCTTCTAGAATAAATGCCATTACTCGTAACGAAGCAGGAATATATTTAGAATATACAAAGGATATTCCTTTAGACATAAGTATAGAATCAATAATTTTTTTCATTTTTGATGAATATTTTCCTATATTTTTTTGAAGTAAGAATCCTTTACAAAAAGAAGAATAGCTATATATCTCATTACCAGATGAGTTTTTTTTTGTTACAAAAGTTGATTCATTTGGTATTTTACTATATCCACTTATTCCATAAGTACCCTCATTTTTATTTTGTAAAGGAAAAACAATATTACCTGCTTGAATTGGTGCGGGTGCACCTGTTGCAGATATACTTTCCGAATTTTTAATTAATTTTTGAATAATAGACTTATATATTTTATATTGAAACATATCCATAGGACATACTATAAGTTTTGTATATTGAATTCTATTTTTTTCGTTGATTTCCGAACCATTAAATATATATTTACTTGTAGGAATAGATGCTTCTTTAGGAATCATTTTATAAGGGAATCTTGGTGTTTCTCCACCGCGAACGTATGAAATATATCCTTTTATAGATTCTCTAAAAAGTTTTTCTCCATTTTTTACAAAGATACTATTTGAACTTTCATCAGATGTGAATATGTTTTTAAATGTAATAATAGGTCTTCTATCATTTAATCGCAATAAATTAATAGAGAAAAGTATATCTTCTGGTCTATTTATCATAGGAGTAGCGCTCATTAGAACAAGTCTAACATTTTCAGCATTTCCTATTATAATTTGTATCGCCTCACGAAAAGAGCCTTCTTTTTCATTTAATGCTCTATGAACTTCATCAATAATAATAACTTTATTGGAATATATTTTCTTAATTTCATTACGTTGTATATCTGTGAGTTCTTTTTTACCATCCCAATGTATTTCATTTGACAGTTTATTAACTAACTTAACTCTTCCATAAAATTCATATATATCATGTATCATTTGTTGAATTTGTTTTTCTTGTTTCTCATAAGATAATTTGGATGATTGTAAAGAATATGTTTTACCCGTACATTGAACAACTTGTTTAGAAATTGCTTTCATCTCTTTATCTTTATCAAAAATAGTTCTACGGAATTCATTTTGAATAATATTAGAAGCTATAATTAATATTTTTTGCCCTTTTTTTTGAACTAATTCACGAAACCTTTCTGCTATAGAAATAGAAGCACATGTTTTTCCTGTACCTGTTCCATGAAATACAAGAATTCCTTTGTATGGAGTAGTTCCGGATATATAATTTTTTAGAAAGATTTGTTGAGAGTTCAATACAAAATTACCAGAGGTTGGAAACATTTTTTTCATAGTTTTATACGATTGGTCGTCGGGGTCTGGTAAAGGAGGGGGTTTTGTTTCAAAAAATTCTTTTTTGGAATAAATTTTTTTATAAAAATTCTTATCACTGAGTTCTGGATAGGGTATATAGGATTCAACCATAATTCGAACTATATATTGTGTTCTATATACTATATCATTTTTTTCCTACATATATTTACAAATGATATTTACAAATGATATTTACAAATGATATTTACAAATGATATTTACAAATGATATTTACAAATGATATTTACAAATGATATTTACAAATGATATATAAAGAAATTATTATTTTTTTACTATAAAGTGTATGAAATATAATAAACAAGTAAAACAATGTAGTAATTGTGGTATTTATGGCCATATCTATAAGCAGTGTAATAAACCCGTAACAAGCTATGGTATAATATGTTATAGAAAAATTATGTCTTCACCGTATTTTTTATTAGTCCAAAGAAAAGACAGTTATTCTTTTTGCGAATTCTCCAAGGTTCGATACAATATTCATGACCGAGAGTATATTCTATATATGATAGAGAATATGACAAGAGAAGAACAACTTTTTTTACAAAATATAAAAGATATATCTGATATGTATAAAAAAATATGGGGAAAGAAATACAAAAAGTATAGCAGTTATAAGAAAAGAAAAATATTACAAAAATTATGGATCGGTGTTAATGATAAAAATAGAAACAATTTTACAATACATGATGTTATTAAAGATTGTAAGAAATATAGACAAACTCCTGAATGGGGATTTCCAAAAGGAAGAAAATTGGAGTATGAATCTGATAAACAATGTGCTATACGAGAATTCTCTGAAGAGACATGTATAGAAAATACAAAAGTTTCTATATTACATTATAAACCATTAGAAGAAACATTTACTTCTTCTAATGGAGTTTGTTATAAACATATTTATTATATAGCATCCCTTGATAAAACATATAAACCATTATACCTTTTTCAGAAAGAAGAAATTGGAAATATTCAATGGTGTTCTTTTGATGAGTCTATACAAAAACTTGAAAAAAAAAATATACAACGAATACAAATTCTATATTATGCATATAATTGTATTTTGTGAAATCTAATATACTTATATACAACATATGCAAGAATACACAATATTCCGATATATAATAATTGATATCCCTCTGGATTATTAGGATATTTTTTATACATAGATAAAATTCTTTGTAAAGCTTCCTCTCTTGATAAAACAGGTTTTCTTGTTTTTTTATTTACTTCATTGTGTATATCAATCGTCCAATATAACAATTCCATTTTACTTCCTGCTTGTATTGGAACTTTTTTAAGATTATCTTTATAATGTTTTCTACAATGCCTACAGGGAAGTATGTCTCCTAGTGAATGAAAAAAGGCAATTGTATTTTCTTTTTCTGTTGGTGTTGGATCTTTTGGGTAATTTATAGCAATACTATGTATAAATACCCATGCGCATTTTCCCCATATATTCTGGTTCATGTATAATATAACCCTATATATTTGTTGTTGGTAATCCAAATTTCCGTGTCCACCAATTAAATGATAGATATGGAGGAATAGCTTTTTCAATACGAGGTCCAAAGTTTTTACTAGGTCCTCGTTTTACAAGCTGTTCTATCTTCCAAATAGGTAATGAATAATTGAAATATCGTAATCTTGATACAAACCCTTTAAACCCACCAAATTGATTAATATATAAATCACCAACATTTTGTCTTGGCAACCCTTTTAATACAAATCTATTTTTAAGAAAACCATTAATATACAAGTCTAATTTATTATTAATTACAACTAATGTAAAATGAAACCATTTTTTGTAAGGAATATTATTAATATCATATTTTTCCAAATAACATTCTTCTCCTGTACAAGAATCATCATGTTCTTTAAATGTATTTATTCGTACAACAAGATGTAATTGATTATCATATTCTTCTAACCATAATCCAGGACATTGATTTGGTAAAGCATTCATATCTCCTTTGTGGAAAATATGCTTACAATCTCTTTTATACTCATCAGTACAAGGTTTATCATTAACACCATCAATACATATACTATTTTCATCAGGGTATAATTTATACCGAGACTTGGATTCTGTATAATCTACATACAACCATCCGGAATAGGTATATTCAATACCATATTGACCATCTATAGACGGCATAATCATTTTTGATGGTTTTACAACAGGGTCTGACGCATCTTTTGTATATTCTACCAGAATAGGTTCTCCATCATTTGTAGTAGTATATCCTTTTACAACCGTAGTCACAATAAAATACATAATCATAGAAAACATGATAAATGCTATAAGTCCCAATAAAAGATTAGATGTCTTTATTTTACCAGAACTATTTTTTAAACTAAAGTTTGCCATCTTTATATGTTATATACAATATATAATATAAAAGTATAAAAAATTCTTATTTTTGCTTATTTCTGTTTTTTATATTATTTTTTATTTTTGACTTAGTACTTTATTTTGGCTTATTACTTATTTTGGTTTTTTTCGGGTCATAACAAAAATATCCACAAGATTTTTTATAATTATGCGCGGAACTTACACGTTTTGCATTATGAGGTTGTATTATTTTTTTACCATCGGAATTCCTTTCACGTGCTTCTGTTGCCCCAGGTTTATGAGACCAAAATCCAGAAGAATCCATTCTATAAAAATGGTAATCTGTATCATCTCCATCATCTACTGCTAAATATGCTTTCTTATATCCTTTGGGACATTTATCTCTATAAGAAACTCGTATTACAGAATTATTATCAGCCTTAATTCTTTCAAACATCCTATCACAAGAACGTATATCTTTATCTGTTAAATACGAATATCCAGAAGAATAACCAGGTTGTGGCTTTTTTCGAAAATGATATTGAATAATATCTAACGCGTATGCATAACAATTATGTGTCTCTTTAATTTTTTGTGAATTGTTCCACTTACTAGGTTCATAATCCGGTTCACTACCATTCAATCTAGAGAATACAGCTCTCTTTTTTTCTTTTCCTCTCATGAAGTTCCAGACTAAATCATTATTATTAGAAAAAATTGCTTTTTTCGTTTGTGGTTCTATTCCTCCTTGTTGAAGCATATATACTATATATTTGTAAAAAGTTTATAAAAAATACATGTATACTTGATTTGATAAAAAATACATGGCTACACGTTTAGAAGAACTAGAAGAACATATACTTATGTTAAAAAACAAGAATACAATTCTTTCAAAAAAGTTAGAATATGCTACACAACAAATAGAATATATGAAATCTATGAAATATACAAATCATACACCCCCATTGTCTATATATTCTATAGATTTTCTGTATAGTACTCCAAAAAATACAGAATATGTAGACGTAGTAGCTATTGTAAAAAAAGGACAATTACGATGCCCTATTATACGAATACCATATACAACATTATCAAAAATGCTCTTACAAAAAATCTTTTTGATAGAATCGTATATACATACTGAAAAATACGCATTATTGCGAAAAATTGAAGAAAAATGGGTATGGTGTGTTGAAAAAAATTAAAGAAAAATGGGTATGGTGTGTTGAAAAAAATTAAAGAAAAATGGGTATGATGTGTTGAGAAAAATTGAAAATATTATTATAGTAATTCATGTAGTATATCTGGTATATTCTATAAGATAGGTATTTCCAATTTTATATACAAACAAAATGAGCTGTAAAGCATCTGTTCCAGTATCTATTAAAAAGGTATTGTCAGGTGATTATAAGGGGGAATTTTGTATTATAGAAGATATTTTAGAAAGTTCAAGAAAAACACAAAGAGCATATACACCTTGTAAAAAAAAAAAGTATAATCAGTATGTTTGTAAAAATCATGTTGCGCAGGAGTCAAACATGTACTTTGCCATTATTATAAAAAAAAATATATATGTTCAAAAAAAAGAAATGTACAATACAATACCTTCGTATCATCAGCCTTTACAATGTTTCATAACACCTGAACTACAAGAAAAAGTACAGCATTATTTGCAAAAGTAATATATGTATATGTGTATATATGTATATAATAATTATAAAAAATAAATATATAGATACTATATAAAATAGTAATAAGATATAATATGGGAGCAACACAAGGAAAACCTGTAGAAAATGGAGTAAAACAAGAAAATGATATAGTAAAAAAATTACAGAAAAATATTTTAGAAACCGCTTCACCTCTTTTTACAGAATACAAGGGTATATTACAGAATCCTGATTTTTGTAATAGTATTTCATTACAAGTTACAGAAGACTTACAAAAACTTAAAACATTTACATTACAGAAACTTACAAATACACAAAATTCTAAGAAAATAACATTACAACCTGTTTTTTTACCAAAAAAAAATTACCCTGATGAAAAATTTGAAATAAAGAAATTTCCAACTTTACCTGAATATTTTACAAAAAAATGTAAAATACCAACATCATTAGAAAAAAACAAGTTTACAGAAGTTGATTATATTATTAAAGATTTTTTTATTCGTCGTAATGAACAATTCGGTGGAGATAATAGTATCAAAGTGTCTAATGGTATGGAAGAAATAAGAAAACAAATGGAAAAATTAAAACAAAAATTACCTGTTAATAGTCCTCTTAGCATTAATACATACGAAAAAAAAAAGAATCCCGTTTTTGAAGAAGTTAAATCATCTCAAAAAGTTATAAATTCCGAACAAGAAGAAGTTAAACCGATTCAAAAGGAAGTTAATTCCGAACAAGAAGAAATGAAACCCGGACAAGAAGAAATGAAACCCGGACAAGAAGAAGTTAAATCCAAACAAGAAAAAGACGTTAATTCCAAACAAGAAAAAGAAGTTAGTTCCGATCAAGAAGTTAGTCTCGAACAAGAAGTTAGTCTCGAACAAGAAGTTATAAATTCCAAACAAAAAGAAGTTAGTTCTGATCAAGAAGTTATAAATTCCAAACAAAAAGAAGTTATAAATTCCAAACAAAAAGAAGTTATAAATTCCAAACAAGAAGTGAAACCCGAACGAGAAGTTAATTCCAAACCCGAACGAGAAGTGAAACCCGAACGAGAAGTTAGTTCCGAACGAGAAGTTAATTCCAAACCCGAACGAGAAGTGAAACCCGAACGAGAAGTTAGTTCCAAACAAGAAGTTAGTTCCGAACGAGAAGTTAGTTCCGAACGAGAAGTTAATTCCAAACAAGAAGTTAATTCCGAACGAGAAGTTATGAAACCTAGACAAGAAAAAGATATAAATTCCAAACAAGAAAAAAAAGAAGTTATTCCAAATAGAAAAAATAAAGAGAATATAAGACCAGATAATTCACGTAAGGAACCTAGAGAAATTAGAAAAAAAGGAATGTATGTAAAAATATTTGTATTAGAAGGATGTCCTTATTGTATAAATGCTATAAAGTTATTAGAAGAAAAAAAAGAAGAATACAATATTACTATTAGAAAAATTGTTATAGATCAAAATAAAAAAGAAGAAGGTAAGACATATCCACAAATATATATTAATGGGAAATATATAGGTGGATTTGATAAACTTCAGGAATATTTTATAAATACACCTGTAAAAAAAGGAAACAATACACCTAATGAAACAAAAGAAGAAAATAGTACACCTGTAAAAAAAGAAAATAGTACACCTACAAAAAAAGAAAATAGTACACCTACAAAAAAAGAAAATAGTACACCTGTAAAAAAAGAAAATAGTACACCTAATGAAACAAAAGAAGAAGATAGTACACCTGTAAAAAAAGAAGAAGATAGTACACCTAATGAAACAAAAGAAACAAAAATAGAAATTAATATGGAAAAAGTTACAAAAAAAGATTTATGTAAGCTAATTTTACATCACTACATGGTCCGAGCAAATCTTGTAGCTGCAATACTAAGTGTTACTTCTGGTAATTTTAAAGAAAACTTTTGCTTACAGAGAATACAAGCTTTGCAAAATGGAAGAGTTTGTTATCCCAAAAATTCAAATAAGATTTTAGAAGCAAATAGTGATATTACAGCATCAAACTTAATACAGTATCATATATACCATTTTTCTCAAAATGACTGTGAGAATAACAAGGGATTGTATAAGATATTTAATAAAGATAAAATAGAAGAAATCAAGAAGGGTGATACTGTACTAACAAGTAAGTATTTGGAAAATATAAAACAAATGAAATTATTATATTCTTCTACATTAAAAGAACTGTATAAAGTTTCAGAAAAATTAGTGAAAAATCCTACTTTAACAAATGAGGACCTAAAGATATTGTGTGTTAAAACAAAGGAGCTCCTAGATAAAATGTATAATGGAATCCAAGTAGGGTATATTCGTGGAACTATAGCTCTTTTGCAAATTGAAAATGAGCTACCTAAAACAATAAGTAAGTATTCATCGCTATAGTAAAAAAAAAATATATACCTTTAATATGGTAATATGGATAATTCTATATTATCCGGGACTGTAGTTCATAATTATAGAATAACATCTACTACATTAGGAAGAGGTTCTTCAGCAACTGTATATATTGGATACAATATTGAAACAAATAAAAAAGTAGCAGTAAAAAAGTTTGAACTTATACATTCTAGTTCTAGAAGCAAAAGAAGAGCAATGCGAGAAATACATATATTACAAAAAGTGAAACATCCTAATATTATAAAAATGTATGACTACTATATTGATAAAGAACATAGTAATATTTACATTTTTTTAGAATATTGCGAGAAAGGAACTATAAAAAACTTTCTTGGGAAAGGAGGATATATTGAAGAAAAAGATGCACATAGATTCATGTTACAGTTCATAAACGCCCTTCAGTACTTGTACAAGAAAGGTATATATCATCGTGATATAAAATGTGACAATATCCTGGTTTCGTCGAACTATAATATTAAAATTACAGATTTTGGTTTATCAACAATAAATACAAATGGTATATTTTATAAATTATGTGGAAGCCCACTATATATGGCACCTGAAATATTATTACATAATACCTATAATAAAAAATCAGATATATGGTCTATTGGTCTAATAATGTTTCGTCTATTATTTGGGTACCATCCCTTGTATCATATACAAAATATACATGAATTAATACAATATATCAATACATATACTATATTTTCTATACATGATACAAAAAAACCAAAAAAAATAAAACTATCTGAAAATTGTATAGATATTTTAAAATCTATGCTTGTTAAAGAATGTTCATATAGAATAAATTGGGAAAAATTATTTGAACATCCTTGGTTATCTCAAAAGTTTCCAGAAGAAATAATAGATCCAGATTCTAGTAATAATAATAGTAATAATAATAGTAATAATAATAGTAATAATAATAGTAATAATAATAGTAATAATAATAGTAATAATAATAGTAATAATAATAGTAATAGTAATAATAGTAATAGTAATAATAATAGTAATAATAATAGTAATAATAATAGTAATAATAATAGTAGTAGTAATGAAAAGTTACTGATTACTTCAAAGAATTCAAATACTTTAAATACTTCAAGAATTGTAAGTATAATAAAAGTAAACCATTTTCCAATAATATATCAACCAATTCGGAAAGGACATAATACTATGTATAATTCATCACATAATATATATAATTATATGTATTTCCCGTCATCATCCAAAAATACATATTCTCAATCAAACCAGACACCAATTAGTTTTTATAATAGGAAGATACCAGTTAATAAAGATATATCATTAACAAGTAGCTCTATTATAGAATATACTAATAATAATAATACATTTATTTTTACAAATAGTCTTATATACAATTTTACAAAAGAAAAAACACATTCCCTTACAAATATTTCATATAGAAATAATTACACACCCTTTACAATACACCGTACATGGCCTCTAGATCTTCCTGCATCTTCTCTAGTTCCAATTGGTGTGTTTTAGTTAATCCCCCTTCTTTAAGAACACCTTTTATATAATAATACATAGTTTTTGCTTCTTTCTTATTTCTATTACTTTGTCCTTTTTTCTTATCTACATTCTTTGAAGTATTTGAAGTATTTGAAGAATTTGAAGAATTTGAAGTATTTGAAGAATTTGAAGAATTTGAAGAATTTGAAGAATTTGAAGTATTTGAAGAATTTGAAGTATTTGAAGTATTTGAAGAATTTGAAGAATTTGAAGTATTTGAATTCTTTGAATTCGTTTGTGTAGACAATGAC